CCAGTGGCAAGCTGATGTGTCAACCCGTCAAGTCCCATATGCGTTTGGCAGCACAGGAACTACAAAAAATATGGTGTTGGCCGGGAAAACAAAATTGATTGGCATTGCAACTGCGCAAAGAGATTCACGATATCCCGAAGTTCCGACACTTAAAGAATTGACTGGTAAAAACATTACAACACTCATCTCTTGGTGCAGTTTTTATGTGTCTACTAACACTCCCACAGCAATCAAAATTCAATTAGAACGTGATCTCAAAGACGCTGTTGCTGATCCAAGAGTTCAAGAAACTATGGCAAAGTTTGATTACATTCCTATTCACACAATGACGTTAACTGACTTCAAACGAAAAGTCAAGAACGAGCAAGACCAGTATCAAACCATTGTTAATAATTTTAACATTACACCACAATGAGTAACATCTTATCTCGCGACCTTATTTCGCCAGATTTTGTTCTCTATCAGGAGAACTTTCAATCTAACGAGGTAACAATTATTGATCGAACACAATTTGTCAGCATGATTGATTATTGGAAAATGTTGCTGGTAGAAAAGTATCAGGCAAAGCCTGGCCAAACAGTGATGTTAGAGTTTAACTTGACCAATGCCTACTATTACAGCGCGGTGTTTGCGGTGTGGGAGTTGGGAATGATTATGATTGTTGATTGGCCGCATGCCTTCAGTTACGAAGATGCGACTAGTTATCGAATGACCATGCATGGTAAGGTAGATTTTGCAATTGTGTACAGTCGGCAAACTGATCCTAACGATCAGGATTTTTATTCTTACTGGGATCACAAACGCAATCAACTTAACTGCAATACCATACTAACTGAAAAAGAGTTTGACTCTTATCAAATTCAAGATCATACAAAATTTAAAAAAATCTCGCAAACAATTTTGGCGTCTGCTGACATTGATGCTGTTTGGACAGCATCAGGAGGAACAACTGGCAATCCCAAACAGATTAAGATTACTCACAAAGAAATTGCATTACAAGCAAGTCGGTTAACTAAACATCTAAATTTTAATTCTGGCGAACACGCATTGCACACTAACAATTTACATCACGGTGCTAGTATGTGCTACCACTTCTTGCCTAGTTTTATGACTAGCAAGAATCACTACATCTACAACGGTGATCCGAGAGACAACAACTATTACAAAGTTTTATCTAAGTATATTGTTGACCGTAAAATCAACAAGATACTGCTGTATAGTTCAGAAAAATTAATAAACTTTTTGTCCGAAACACCCAGACTCACTCACAATCTAGACATTGTTACATTGTTCTATGTTAACAATCGATGCATTGATTTAATGCACGAAAAAAATGTTGGATCTATTAGGAACGTGTTTGGTGATACCACAATTGGTTACGGCTTTTTGGTCAAAGTAGTGGATAAAAATACAGATTCGAGTACGTATGTAACCAGTAGAATTGGACCAAAACTTGATGACTTTTTTGATTTTAAAATTGAAGACGGGTATCTACATGTCAAGGTTGTGGGGTTGGGAGAAACTGAGTGGAAGACCAGTCAGGACAAATTTAATTTTATAAACAACGACTATCATTTCTACGGTCGAGGCACACAGTATCGTATCTGTGATGAATGGATAAATCTTGGCGACATTGACAACAAAGTTGCAGAGTGTTTTCCAGAAGATGGTGCTACTGCTGTGATTGATAACGAGGAACAACAACTGTACCTAAGTGTTTGGAAGTCTAATCCAGACGGAGAGCAAAAATTTTCCAACTATCTTAAAGACAATTACCAACATGTAACAGTTAACAAAATTGCCAGAGAGCTCAATGTTATAGAATACATTGTCAGTCGAAAAGTTGATAGACAAAAGCTCATGCAACATTTTAGAAAAATTAAAGAATAACAATCCAGTCGACCAATCAATGGTATTGTGCTATAATCAACTATGATCCAAATACGCAATCTCACTGTTAAAAACTTCATGAGTGTAGGCGCAGCCACACAGGCTATTGACTTTGACCGCAATGACCTTACACTAGTGCTAGGTGAAAACTTAGACTTGGGTGGCGATGGATCGAGAAACGGCACAGGTAAGACTACAATCATCAATGCCTTAAGTTATGCCTTGTATGGTCAAGCACTATCAAACATCCGCAAAGACAACCTAGTAAACAAGACCAATGCCAAAGGCATGTTGGTCAGTTTAGACTTTCACATCAACGGTACAGACTACAAGATTGAGCGTGGGCGCAAACCCAATGTGCTCAAGTTCTATGTCAACAACGAACACAAAGCCGCAGAAGACGAAGCACAAGGAGATTCAAGAGAGACACAAGACGCCATAGAGCGTATTATTGGCATGAGCCATGACATGTTCAAACATGTGCTGGCGCTAAACACCTACACAGAACCATTCTTAAGTTTGAAGGCCAATGACCAACGCACTATCATTGAGCAGTTGTTGGGCATTACCTTGTTGAGCGAACGAGCTGACCGCATCAAAGAACTCAACCGTCAGACCAAAGATGCTATCCAGTCTGAAGAGTTTAGAATTCGTGCTGTACAAGAAGCCAACAAGCGCATTGAAGAACAAATCGAAAGTTTAAAGCGTAGACAAGTGCTTTGGCAAAAGAAGTACGACAGTGACTTGGCTTATCTAGTTGGGCAGTATGACGATCTAGCCAAGATTGATATAGAAGTAGAACTGTTGGCTCACAAAGATCTAGCCGTGTGGTCTGCAAGAAAACAACAACAAGATGCGTATACTGCTCTTGTTGGTCGACAAACTGCTTGGAAACAAAAACAACACAAAGACATTGGTGAGTTAGAATCAACCTACAACAAACTCAGTCACATTGATATCACAGCAGAACTACAAGCACATACCAACTTGGCTGCTTACATCCAAAAAGCCAAAGACATTGCAGACTTAGAAAAATACATTGCTCGTTGTGTGGCAGACGAGGCCAAAGAACAAAAGGTCATCGACAAACTCAAAGCCGAAATTGAAGAGTTAAAAAATCACAAGTGCTATGCTTGCGGGCAAGACTTCCATGATACCAATCACGAAACAGTATTGGCTGCTAAAGAAAAAGCCTTGCAAGAAGCGGCGCTACAAGCATTGTCTATCAATACTCAGTGGATGGAAAATACAGATGCGTTGACTGCACTAGGCAAGTTGGGAATCAAACCCACAACACACTATGCAACAGAAACAGAAGCTATTCGACATTCTAGTGAGTTGGAAAACATTCAACACAAGATTGATGCCAAACGTGCAGAAACAGATCCCTATGCTGAACAGTTGGCGGAACACACCCCTGTAGAAGTTGGCACACAACCTGTCACACATTATGATACCGAAACACAGGCAATTGATCATCGCAGTCGCATGAACACATTGCTAACACAGATCAATAGCAAAGCACAAGAGACCGATCCTTACACAGAACAAATTACTGAAATGCAACAACAGGCCCTGCAGGTTGTGAGTTATGATCACTTGAACGAACTCACTAGAGTGCAAGATCACCAAGACTTTTTGCTCAAACTGCTGACCTCAAAAGACTCGTTTGTGCGCAAGAAGATCATTGATCAGAACTTGAGTTATCTCAACAGTCGCCTCACACACTACTTGGATAGAATTGGCTTGCCACACACAGTGAAGTTCATGAACGATCTAAGTGTGAGCATTGAAGAACTGGGTCGTGAACTGGACTTTGACAACCTGAGTCGTGGCGAACGCAATCGATTGATACTCTCAATGAGTTGGGCATTCCGCGATGTATGGGAAAGTTTGTACTCGCCCATTAATCTGTTGTTCATTGATGAGATGATTGACAACGGCTTGGACACACAAGGTGTGGAGAATGCCTTGGGCCTGTTAAAGAAGATGAGTCGCGAACGTCACAAAAGTATTTGGCTTGTGAGTCACAGAGATGAACTTACCAGTAGGGTAGAGAACATTCTCAAAGTGATCAAAGAAAATGGCTTTACTAGCTATAACACAGATGTAGAAATAGCATAAAATTTAACAAATTTATTGATAGAGGATAATTATACAGCAAGGACCAACCCCAAAAAACACATGACATGGCTTTATCAAGACACCCCAGTTGAGACACTGCCCGAAGAATGTGTTGGATTTGTTTACTTGATCACAAATAATCTATCTGGACGCAAGTACATAGGCAAAAAATTAGCAAAATTTTCAAAAACAACATACAAGATAGTCAAACAAAAGAACGGCACAAAGAAGCGGAAGAAGATACGATCAAAGGTCGACTCAGACTGGAGAGAGTACTACGGGTCAAGCCCAGAATTAACCGCAGATGTAATCAAACTAGGCACCGAAAACTTTACCAGAGAAATACTTTACTATTGTAAATCAAAATCAGAATGTTCGTACATTGAAGCAAGAGAACAGTTCACAAGAAAAGTATTAGAATCAACAGATTATTATAACGGCCATATTCAAGTTCGTGTGCATGG